GTCAAACCATCACCATAAGGGGTCTATTGCCCCTTTCTCAAACCAGAGGAGACGTGTCATGGATCGTGTAGTCTACAACTCTAGCCAGCTCCTTGAAAATGGATCTGGCCGGATTCGTGCTTACACTTTGCATGACGATGCTCTCATCCTTAGTAATCCCAATCCTTTTAGGAATGGGCATTACATCTCTGGTGGTCCTTTCTATGTTCGACATCGTCGACATGGAGTGGTTGCCACTGCTCCTCGTGTTAAGGGTACTTTCAATGGTACTACTCTGATTTACGATCCCTTTATTGGGACCGCAATTCAGACGTCCATCGTTCCCCATACCACGACCGAGCTCCTTGCTCTGCGTGATTCGTCATTAGCTAATGCTAATGCGTATGGCGCGACTGCTTGGAAGAGATCTCGGCCTGGAAATCCTGTAGCCGGTATATCCAACTTCTTGTTGGAGCTACGAGATATTCCTCGCCTGCCGCTTAGATTATTCATGCAACTAAAGAACTTTCGTTCTTTAGGAAATGAGTATCTAAACGTCAACTTCGGTTGGCTTCCTTTCGTTTCAGACGTGAGGAAGATGTATCAGTTGTACCGGACAATTGATACACGCCTTGCCCAAATCGTTCGCGATAATGGAAAAGGCGTTCACCGGAGGAGAATTATAAAGGACGAGAGTTCGAAGACCCTTACGAATACTGCTGGAGGCGGAAACTTCCCATTTCATGGGTGGGCTCACGCTCCTGGCATTAGCGCTCCGGGATATGGTAAAGTTGAAATCTTCACTACGACATACGAGAAAGTATGGTTTGTAGGAAGGTTTCGATACTACATCCCTGATATAGGGTCTTCGGAGTGGACTAAGCGTGCTACTAGAGCTCTTTATGGCGTTAATGTAACGCCTGAAGTTCTCTGGAATGCACTTCCCTGGTCCTGGTTAATCGACTGGTTTACGAATCTAGGAGACATAGTCTCTAATGCTTCGTCTAACGCAGTGGATAACCTAACTGCAGACTATGCCTACATCATGCGTGAGTTTAAAAGCTCTACGGAATGGGTAGGCACAGGCTGGTGCGGGACTAACAGTACTTGGAAGTCCAACGCATCTAGCGCATCTTTAACGGTTGAAACATCATCTCAATCGTTTAAAAGTCGCTCTGCAGCGTCTCCGTTTGGTTTCGGTACTACTTTTGAAGGGTTGACACCCTATCAATTGAGTATCGCCGCTGCCCTCGGCATCAGCCGTTGGGCTTAACATCCAACTTTCGGAGCCCAGTATGTTTGCTGATCCTCAATCTGTCACTATCGCTTCCGTTGCAAATTCCCTCCCTTCGGTGGGACGCAACACGGACTATTCCATTTACAAGAAGGACGATGACTCGTTAAAGCTGACTATCAGCCATCAATACGGAAAGCGGAAGCGGTTCACCGTGCGTCTTGACGCACAAAAGGTGGCCGCCGATCCTCTTTCCTCGGCGAATAATCAGCTCTATTCGAGCTCGGCCTATCTTGTTATGGATTGTCCGCTTGTCGGATACTCCAATTCAGAGATTCGGGACATTGCGTCCGCGCTCTCTGCTTGGTGCACCTCCGCGAACCTTCTTAAGGTTCTCGGTGGTGAGACCTAAGGCTTCCTTCTATGAAGGAAGACTTGGTGTCTATCGACATGTTTTTAACCATCTTCGGTGCCTCTATACAAGAGGTTATCGAGATGATTAAAAAAACGATAATGGCGTTTGGGGTACTACTTACGTAGTATCGGCAAACCCTGGACCGACTACCCCTGTAGGAGGAGTCGTGAAAAGCCTTGTATGGCTCGCGGAAGAGATGCTACATGACTGTGGCATCAGGTGTGGTGTCGACCCGTCTCGTGATCGTGAAACGATCAAGAGGCGTGTGGAGAATGAAGGTCTTAGTTTCTTAACTATTACCCTTCCGTCCTTCTGTAAAGGGTTTGAAGAAGCCCTTTCAGTAGGTCGCTTGGATCCATCGATGTTACCTTCTTTTAGGTTTCATCGCGGTCTCCCCGTATTCTTACGAGGTTTCCTATCCAAGATATTCCACACAGATCACACGTTGCGTGATAACCCGGACCTCGATTGCATTCTTAGTATCAGGCAGATTTGCCTGTTATTTAAGAAGGTCAAGCTCCCATGCACGGAAGTGCGTGAGCGCAAGGCTGAGGAAGGGTTTGTTGCGTGTGAGTACGAACTTGGGGAACTTAAGTTTGACGAGGCTGCTCTTTCTGACTATGAAAAAGTAGCTTCTATCATTCTTGGCGATATCGTAAGGGAAACCGATTTTGGTGACCCGTACGATTCGCTTGTTCCTCGGCATGGTCCTGGCACGACCCAAGAAAAGATTCTTGGTAATGCTAAGTACCGCCACCTTCGGTGGCATAGCCGCCTCGAAGAGATCTTCCCTTTTACCGAATTTGCAGTTGCTTCGCAACGTAATATCGGTGAATTGGGTTGTCCTCTGAATCGAGTCGAGTTCGTCGAACCTGGTGACGAAGAACCCGTCAGGGTTGTATTCGTCCCTAAGACTCTAAAGAGTCCACGCGTTATTGCGATCGAGCCTGTATGTATGCAATACATGCAGCAATCGATCCTGCAATGGCTTGTTCCGCTTGTAGAGCGGAGCCGATTTACGGGCGGAAGGGTGAATTTCACCGATCAGTCCATAAATCAACGTCTAGCACGTCAAGCTTCGATCGATGGTAGCTTTGCTACCCTTGATCTTAGCGAGGCGAGTGACCGTGTGCACTTAGAGCTCGTTACACGACTTCTATCTTCCGTGCCTCGCTTGCGAGACATGGTAATGGCTTGTCGTAGTACGAGAGCAACTCTGCCGAGTGGGAAGACTCTCACTCTGCATAAGTTTGCTTCTATGGGTTCAGCTTTGTGTTTCCCAATGGAGGCTTTAGCTTTCTTTACAGCTATAGTCTCAAGAAGGATTCGCAGAGCTCAACGTGTAATTGACGCTGCTACTGTACGTGAGTACAGTCGCGACGTTTACGTCTACGGAGACGATATCATTGTCCCCGTTGATGAGGCACCTGTTGTTTGCGATGACTTAAGCCTGTTCGGGCTGAAGGTCAACAGAAACAAGTCTTTCTGGACTGGTAAGTTCAGAGAGTCTTGTGGAATGGACGCATATGCGGGGGTAGACGTTACTCCTGTCTACTGCCGCACTCTGCGACCTGCAAACAAACGTTCTCAGTCTGAGGTCCTCTCCTGGGTGTCCATGGCAAACCAATTCTATAAGAAAGGGTTTTGGCATGTGGCACGGCACATAAGAAACAACCTTGACACTCTCGTCAAAGGTGGTTTTCCTCATGTGTCTGAGGATTCTCAAGGAGTTGGATGGGTGAGCTACAGCAACGCTCGTACTATCCAGCGTTGGCACAGCGAATTACAACGTTTTGAATTCAAAACGTTAGTAGCTGTACCGAGACGCGTTCCCGATCACCTTGATGGTGATGGGGCACTCCTCAAGTACTTCTTAACTAACACTACTTCTAGTGTTAGGAGTATTCTTGATTTGACAATCAAGAATGCGGAGCACTTGGTTGAGTCCGTGAGGCGTGGAGCCCTTACACTTAAGCTCCAATGGGTCCCTTCATACTGAAGGGTGTGA